CTTTTCTTTAAATGTCATCTTTTATGTGGTTTTCCTTTCTGTTGTTACAAATAACGGTTAAACCGTGTTTTCATTGCATAAAAAATTGATTTCGTTATATGAAATTTTATAAACAGTTTCGATCCGCTTAATTTGTGGTACATTGGGAAATGTTTCTCCGCGCTCCCATCGCCCCAGTGTATCAGGGTTAACGCCAATTAAGTGTGCTGCTTCTTTTATGGTATAACCACAATTTACTCTTGCTGCTTTTAGATTCATTCTTTCACCTCCTGTCTCGGTTATTCCGTGATTTAACATTATCACGTTTCTGTACCTATGTCAACGTTTTATCCTTGATATTTTCATTTTTTGATTGAAAAATCACGGATAATATTGTATAATTGTGTCATGAAAGGGGTATGCATATGAGTGATCTGGGTAATAAAAAAATTTTGGCTCAAAATATTTCTTATTATATGGACAAAACCGGCAAGACGAGAAAAGATATTTGTGAAGCATTAGGGTTAAGTTATATGACCGTTTCGGACTGGATAAATGGGAAAACTTATCCAAGAATCGACAAAATAGAATTACTAGCTCGCTATTTTGGATGTTCAAAATCTGATCTGGTAGAAAAACACCATGATAGAGATAATTCCTCTCTTCCTTCCAACGTCTCCGTTCCGGGCGCTTATCCTATCCCTATTCTCGGAACTGTCTGCGCCGGTGACGGTGTACTCAATGATTCTAATTACGTAGGTATTTTTTTTGTTGATAAATCCATAAAAGCTGATTACTGTTTAAACGTACACGGTGATTCGATGGAGGGCGCCGGCATCCATGATGGCGACATAGCTTTCCTTCGGAGAGACTTCGAACTGGAAAACGGTCATATATACGGCATCGTGTACGGCGCAGAAAATTCCGCTGTCCTTAAGAAATACTACAAGACTGATCAGCACGTTATCCTGCAGCCATGCAATGAGAAATATGGTCCCATTATCATAGATTCTGACGATGATGTCTGGGTGCTTGGTGAACTGGCTGGTGTGTATCACAAGCAGGAATATGATGACTAAGAAACCTGTAGTTTCAGTCCAGAAAAAGTGTGGTTTAAACTTAAAATGTGTTGAACTCTATAAAAATGCCCTGACCTGCTGCAACAGATCAGGGCCGCGCACGAATACTCTACAAGCAAGTGGTATTATCATGCTCTTTTATTATACCACGAAAGGAGGATATATGAAAAGCAATAATTCCTGGACAGTCTTATTGACAATTTCTGCACAATTATAGCATCCAAAATAATGGATAAAATGCATAAATCCGCAGAAACAACCGTGAATACCGATAATTCCATAACAGTCGACACAGAGGAATTACAGAAGCGCCTGCACTGTGGATCCAGCACGGCAGTGGAGATTGGCACCGCTGCCGGCGCCAGAATCAAGGTAGGAAAACGGGTACTCTGGTATGTAAAGAACGTAGATGAGTATCTGAACCGTATCGCTGGAGACTATGAAAACATGTAAGACATGTAAGCATTGGCGGTTCTGTATTGAAAGATCAAGATTTTACACATGTAAGGATTACGAGGAGGAAAAGAAAAATGACAGCTGTAGATTGCGTCAAAATAATTATGAATTACGAGAAGATTCCGGCAGAAACCAGACTAGATCTGATTGAAAAAATCATGGATGCAGCTATTAAAGGAAAATCTGATATTCAGATTCCGGCAGCATGCCAGAGAAAGGTCACAAAATGATCGAGGTTAAAGACATGTATTATCCTAGTAAGTTGATGAGAGAAAAAGTTGTTGACGCTCTTAATTTATTGGATCGCTACTGTATAAAAGAAGAATGTGGAAATTGCATTTTATATGATCTCTGTATTGGAGATTATTCAATACATGAATTAAATGCATTATTGGAAAGAGAGGACCCATGGGAATTACGATAAATGAATTTGAAGCTGAAAACGTCAAGCGGATCCGCGCCGTCAAGCTTCATCCATCACCAACTGGATTGACAATCATAGGTGGTAATAACGGACAGGGGAAAACTTCTGTTTTAGATTCCATCGCCTGGGCACTTGGCGGTGAGAAGTTCAGACCGACAGATGCAAAAAATAAAGATTCGGTAATTCCGCCGTATCTTCATGTAACGCTTTCAAACGGTCTTGTTGTGGAGCGGAATGGTAAAAACAGCTCGCTCAAGGTAACGGATCCGTCAGGGGAAAAGGCGGGACAGAAGCTGCTGGACTCTTTTATCGGAACGCTGGCACTTGATCTTCCAAAGTTCATGAATGCTTCCAATACTGAAAAAGCAAAAATTCTGCTAAACATTCTCGGCGTTGGCGATCAGCTGGAAGAGCTGAACAATCAGGAACGGAAGATTTATGACGAACGGACCGCGATCGGGCGTATCGCCGATCAGAAAGAAAAATATGCGAAAGAACAGCCATATTATTCGGATGTTCCGGAAGCACCGATCTCTTCTGCAGATCTGATTAAACAGCAGCAGGAAATTCTCGCCAGAAATGGACAGAGACAGCAGTGGATTCGCGATTATGACAAATACCAGGCAGAGTATAACAGCATTGTGGAACAGATTGATCTTTTGAAAGAGCGTCTCCATGAAGTTGATGAAAAGGTGAAGGCATCGAAGCACTCTCCAAGAGAACTGCAGATGGAATCCACAGAAGAACTGGAAGCCAGCCTGGCGAACATCGAGGAAACCAACCGGAAGGTTCGAGCGAACCTCGACAAGGAAAAGGCAGAGGATGATGCACGTCAATACAGACGACAGTATGATCAGCTGACGGATCAGATTGAAAACATCCGCAACGAAAAAAAATCTCTTCTGGATCACGCCGATCTACCGCTTGAAGGATTGTGTGTTGAAAATGGCAATCTAATCTACAACGGTGAACAGTGGGATTGCATGAGCAGCTCTGATCAGTTGAAAGTGGCAACTGCAATTGTCAAGAAGCTGAATCCGGAATGCGGATTTGTTCTGATTGACAAGCTGGAACAGATGGATATGCAGACACTAAAAGAATTCGGTGATTGGCTGGAGCTGGAGGGGCTGCAGGTCATTGCGACACGAGTCAGCACTGGCGATGAGTGCAGCATCATTATTGAAGACGGTTTCGGTTATGACAAAAAAGAACCTAAGCCGGCAAAGAAGTGGGAGGCAGGTAAATTTTGAATATTACACGAGGGAAAATTCATACAGCTAAGAAAGTACTGGTTTATGGTCCGGAAGGGATCGGAAAGAGTACACTGGCATCCAGATTTCCGGATCCGATCTTTATCGATACGGAAGGATCAACGAAGAATCTTGATGTTGCGCGTTTTGACGATCCGTCATCATGGCAGATGCTTCTGGATGAAATTCGATATGTAACAGATAATCCAGATGCCTGCAAAACGCTGGTACTGGATACGGCAGATTGGGCAGAAAGGCTTTGTATCAAATCTGTCTGCGATAAGTATCACAAAGACGGTCTTGAAGATTTTGGATACGGAAAGGGATACATATACGTCGAAGAAGCGTTTGGAGAAATGCTTAACCTCCTGACAGATGTAACCAAAAGAAACATTAACGTAGTTGTTACAGCGCATGCGCAGATGCGCAAATTTGAGCAGCCGGAGGAATCCGGGGCTTACGACCGGTGGGAGCTGAATCTTTCCAAAAAAGTGTCACCGCTTGTAAAAGAGTGGGCCGATATGGTGCTTTTTGCCAACTATAAAACATTTGTTGTAAAGATTGATGGAAAGAATAAGGTACAGGGCGGTAACCGTGTTATATATACATCACATCATGCATGCTGGGATGCGAAAAACCGCTTTGACCTTCCGGATGAAATTCCGATGGATTATGAGGCAATCCGTGGCGTTATAGAAGATAATCCCGATTCTGATAAGAATTCTGTACAGGTTGAACCAAAACCAGAAAGAGAACCGAAAAAAGAATCGGA